GTTCTGACTGACTGCAATAAGGCCGGATACAGAGCTGCAACTACTCGTCAATGTCAGAACAACGGAAGCCTTGCAAACGGGGATGCGTTCATACAGAAAGCAGCATGAAGTTTGTTGCGCCAGAACAGGCACCGGAACAGGCGGAAATCATCAGAAATACGCCGTTCTGGCCTGATGTGGACCTGTCGGAGTTTCGCAGCATGATGCGCACTGATGGCACGGTGACGCAGCCGCGTTTAAAGCAGGTTGCGCTGTCGGCAATTTCGGAGGTCAACGCAGAGCTGTATGAGTTTCGCAGACGCCAGCAGATGCTGGGGTATGCCTCGCTGGCAGAAGTCCCGGCGGAACAACTGGACGGCAAAAGCGAGCGCATTCAGCACTATTTCAACGCGGTTTACTGCTGGGCACGCGCCATGCTCAACGAACGTTACCAGGACTATGACGCCACGGCATCCGGTGTGAAGCGGGGCGAAGAACTGGCAGAAGCCAGCGGTGATTTGTGGCGTGACGCCCGCTGGGCCATCAGCCGGGTGCAGGATGCGCCGCACTGCACAGTGGAGCTTATCTGATGAAAGTGCGTGCGCATCAGTATGACACGGTGGACGCGCTTTGCTGGCGTCATTACGGGCGCACGCAGGGTGTCACGGAGCAGGTACTGAAGGCAAATCCGGGGCTTGCCGAATACGGCCCCTTTTTACCTCACGGGCTGCAGGTGGAGCTGCCGGACATTCCGACCACCACCACCGTGCAGACCGTCCAGCTATGGGACTGAATTATGACGCTTGAGCGAATCAGCGCCTTTATCACGTATTGCATCGCCGTCGTGCTGGCCTGGCTGGGCGATTTGTCCATCAAGGATGCCTCAACGCTGGGCGGCCTGATGATTGGTGTGCTGATGCTGGCTATCAACTGGTACTACAAACACAAAGCCTACCAGCTTCTGCGCGACGGGCAGATCTCGCGGGAGGACTATGAATCCATCAATCGTTAAACGCTGCCTTGTCGGGGCCGTGCTGGCTATTGCTGCCACGCTGCCGGGTTTTCAGCAGCTTCACACCTCCGTGGAGGGGCTGAAACTGATTGCCGATTACGAAGGTTGTCGTCTGCAGCCGTATCAGTGCAGCGCGGGTGTCTGGACCGACGGCATTGGTAATACGTCAGGCGTCATTCCCGGCAAAACCATTACGGAGCGACAGGCAGCAGAAGGGCTGATCTCCAACGTGCTGCGTGTGGAGCGGGCGCTGGAAAGGTGTGTGAAGCAACAGCCGCCGCAGAAGGTGTATGACGCTGCGGTGTCGTTTGCCTTCAACGTGGGAACGGGCAATGCCTGCAGTTCCACACTGGTGAAATTACTCAATCAGCGGCGCTGGGCGGATGCGTGCCGACAGTTGCCGCGCTGGGTTTATGTGAAAGGTGTTTTTAATCAGGGGCTGGATAACCGCCGTGCGCGGGAGATGGCCTGGTGCTTACAGGGAGCAAACTGAAATGAAAAAGAAATTAATCAGCGGACTGTTTCTGATGTTATGGATGGCGCTGTTAATCGCAGCAATGGTGTATCCGCAGGGGATTTTTCCGGTACTGGCAGCGTCCGGCGTTTGGGTAGCCTGTTTGCTGACATGGGCGGTAATTCCGGTAGCACTGGCTGCGTTAATTAAGAATGGCCCGCTCTGGCAGGAGTTAAGGGCATCTTTGCTGAAGACAATTACCCGAAAAGAAAACGTATTTACCAGTTGGGTGATGCGATTGCTGATTGTTGTAAGTCTCGCCTGGACGGGGTGGGCTATTACCCTGGTCTTTTATCTACTGACCGTTATTGCCTTCTGGATCACCCGTAATCAGATGGCGCAACAGGTAGCAGCATGAACCGGTTGCTGCTGGTTGTGCTGGCGTTATTACTGGCGGCGCTGGGCTGGCAGACGTGGCGGCTGGCTGATGCCAGCCAGACCATCAGCACGCAGGCAGACGAGCTGCAGAGCAAAAGCCAGGCACTGGCAAAGAGCAACAGCCAGCTTATCAGCCTGTCCATTCTGACTGAAACCAATAACCGGGAGCAGGCGCGGCTCTATGCCGAAGCAGAACAGACCAGCGCACAGCTGAGACAACGACAACGCCGGATCGAGGAACTGAAACGTGAGAACGAGGATTTACGCCACTGGGCTGATACTCCTTTGCCTGCTGACATTATCCGGCTGCGGGAACGTCCGGCACTCACCGGAGGTGCAGCTTACCGTCAGTGGTTGTCCGCGAGTGACGCCGTGTCGGCTGGAGCAGGCAGCACCGCGCACTAACGGTGATCTGAATGCGTTGCTGGATGAAACGGAGGCCGCCTGGGCGGTCTGTGCAGACAAAGTGGACATGATTATTGCGTGTCAGGAGCGAAACAGTGAACAAACCACAATCCCTGCGCCACGCCCTCAATAAAGCGGTGCCTTATGTCCGCAATAACCCGGACAAACTGCATCTGTTTGTGGATAACGGTTCGCTGGTTGCCACGGGGGCCAGCTCCATGTCATGGGAGTACCGCTATACCCTGAACGTGGTGATAGAGGATTTCAGCGGCGACCAGAATCTGCTGATGGCCCCGGTTTTACTGTGGCTTCGGGATAACCAGCCCGATGCCATCAATAACCCGGCGTTACGGGAAAAGCTATTCACCTTTGATGTGGATATTTTGCGCAACGATGTCTGTGATATCAGCCTTAATCTGCAACTGACGGAACGTGTGCTGGTCAGCACTGACGGCAGTGTGTCGAGCGTTGAAGCTGTAGCAGAACCCGATGAACCTGAAGAAATGTGGACGGTGAAACGTGGCTGAACTGCAGAAGGTGGACGACTGGCTGAGTGCCTTGCTGGCGAATCTGGAACCAGCCACGAGAAGCCGCATGATGCGCCAGCTGGCGCAGGAACTGCGCCGGACACAGCAGCAGAATATCAGGATGCAGCGCAATCCAGATGGCAGCAGTTATGAACCGCGCAGGGTAACAGCACGCAGCAAGAAAGGGCGCATCAAACGTCAGATGTTTGCAAAGCTGCGCACCACAAAATACCTGAAAACTGCCGCCAGCGCCGACTCTGCCAGTGTACAGTTTGAAGGCAAGGTGCAGCGTATTGCCCGTGTTCACCATTACGGCCTGCGTGATCGCGTCAGTCGCAAAGGACCGGAGGTCCGTTACGCAGAGCGTCGCCTGCTGGGTGTAAATGATGATGTTGAGGCAATGACCCGCGACATGATTCTGCAATGGCTGGCGGGGTGATCTTTGTATCAGCACTGATACAAGTTGCAGCACTGCCGCCTTTCTTCCCCTGATGGCAACCTTTCCCTATGAACGCACAATTAACCGAAATCATGCGCCTTATCACCAATCTGATCCGCACTGGTGTAGTCACCGAAGTGGACCGGGAACACTGGCTTTGTCGGGTGAAAACGGGCGACCTTGAAACCAACTGGATTAACTGGCTGACGCTGCGCGCGGGTAATGCCCGCACATGGTGGAAACCATCGGAAGGTGAGCAGGTGGTGCTACTGAGTCTGGGCGGCAATCTGGAAACTGCCTTTGCGCTGCCCGCTGTCTATTCGAATCAGTTCGCACCACCGTCGACGTCGGCAGACGCCTGCGTGACAGAACATCCTGACGGTGGCTGGTTTGAATACGAACCCGCCACCGGGCGCTGGTATGTCAGGGGCATCAAATCAATGGTCATTGAGGCCGCTGACAACATCACCATGAAAACCAGTGAGTTTGTACTGGAGGCTGACCGCACGCGCATTAACAGCGAAGTGGTGATCAATGGTGGCGTTACCCAGGGCGGCGGAGCGATGAGTTCTAACGGGATCGTGGTTGATGCGCATCAGCATACTGGCGTCCTGAAAGGCGGCGATACAACCGGAGGCCCGGTATGACGCTTTATAGCGGGATGAACAATACCAGCGGCAAAGTCATTACTGATATTGACCATCTGCGCCAGTCGGTGCGGGACATTCTGCTGACGCCGCAGGGTAGCCGCATTGCTCGTCGTGAATATGGTTCCCTGCTGTCGTCGCTAATAGACCAGCCACAAAATCCGGCATTACGCCTGCAGGTCATGTCGGCAGTGTATGTGGCGCTGAGTCGCTGGGAGCCACGGCTGACGCTGGATTCCATCACCATCAACAGCCATTTTGACGGTTCAATGGTGGTGGAGCTGACCGGGCGGCGTAATAACGGTGTACCTGTTTCCCTTTCCGTATCAACAGGAGCAGAGAATGGCAGTGATTGACCTTTCGCAGTTGCCTGCGCCGCAGATTGTGGATGTGCCGGACTTTGATACGTTGCTTGCCGAACGCAAGGCAGAATTTGTGGCGCTTCATCCGAAAGATGAGCAGGAAGCAGTGAGCCGCACACTGGAACTGGAATCTGAACCCGTCACCAAATTGTTGCAGGAGAACGCTTATCGTGAGTTGCTTCTGCGCCAGCGCATTAACGAAGCCGCGCAGGCGGTGATGGCGGCTTATGCCATAGGGAGCGATCTGGACCAGCTCGCTGCCAATTACAACGTGAAACGCCTGACGGTGACGCCTGCTGATAATGACGCTGTGCCGCCCGTCGCGGCTGTGATGGAAAGTGATGAAGCGTTACGCCTGCGTGTGCCTGCGGCTTTTGAAGGGCTTTCGGTTGCGGGGCCAACTGCCGCTTATGAATTTCATGCCCGAAGCGCCGACGGACGTGTGGCGGATGCCAGTGCAACCAGTCCGGCACCTGCAGAGGTGGTGCTGACTGTCCTGAGCCGCGAAGGCGATGGAACAGCAG